TGCGTTTCAATCCCAGCGTTTCGCTGTAGCCGGGGAAGACCCCTCATGGACAGCGGATGTAGAATATAGGAATTATGGAATAGTTTAATGGCTAAAGAAAAAATCACAGACGAAGAACTTATAACTAGAATAAGGGGTGAAATAACAGCCTCTTTGGGTTATATGGGTGATACTATCTCCCAGCAGAGAGAGGAAGCTATGGCGTACTATTATGGTCTTCCTTTTGGTAATGAGGTTGATGGTCGTAGTCAGTTTGTAGACTCTACTGTACAAGATACCATAGAGTGGATTAAGCCTTCTCTTATGCGCGTATTTGCGTCTGGGGATGAAATGGTTAAGTTCAATCCCCATGGCCCGGAAGATGTAGAAATGGCTAAACAGGCTACAGACTACGTTAATTACGTCTTTACAAAAGACAATCCGGGTTGGGAAATTCTTTACTCTTGGTTCACAGACGCTCTATTATCGAAGAATGGTATCGTCAAGGTCTGGTGGGATGAGTACGAGGAAGAGGCAAGAGAGGAATATCATAACTTAGATGAACTTTCTCTCATATCCCTTATTTCAGATGATGGTGTTGAGGTTGTAGAGCATACTGAAATTACGGAAGGGGAACAGCCTTATCACGATATCGTAATAAAAAGAAAGAGTTACGATGGAAGGATAAAGATTGAAAATATTCCACCTTCTGAATTTCTAATTGCTAGAGAGTCAAAGAATATACAGGATGCGAGATTCGTATGCCATCGTGTATTAAAGACTTTATCCGAACTTCGTGAGATGTATCCCGATCAAGATTTAGATGTAAGTGAAATTGGTGGTGGTGATGATGATTTAATGGCATTTTCTGGGGAGCGTCTTGAAAGGTTTGCCTTTGATAAATCATCTAAATATTGGGAAGGTTGGGGTGATGAAGGAATGCCAGATGAGGAGGGGTTAAGAACCTATTGGCTCCATGAATCATATCTAAAAACCGATTGGGATGGTGATGGGATTACAGAATTAAGAAAGGTCTGCACTGTAGGAAATACTATTCTGGCTAATGATGCAATTGATAAGATTCCTTTTGTCTCCTTAACTCCTGTAAAAATTCCTCATAAGTTCTTTGGCCTGTCCGTAGCTGATCTTGTTATGGACCTTCAGTTGATGAAGAGTACGCTAATGCGTAATCTCATGGACAACATGTATAACCAGAACTTTGGGCGTTATGCCGTTCTTGAAGGCCAAGCTAATCTTGATGACTTGCTTACACAAAGACCGGGCGGCGTAGTTAGAGTAAAATCCCCCCAAGCTGTCACCCCTCTGGCTACTCCCGCCCTTGAACCCTACTCATTTCAGATGCTTGAGTATCTCGATGGCGTAAGAGAGGCTAGGGCTGGCGTATCCAAGATGTCGCAGGGTCTTGACGAGAACGCACTCACATCACACACGACAGCCACCGCTGTCAACGCTGTTATGGGAGCCGCACAAAGCAGAGTAGAGCTAATCGCTCGCAACTTCGCTGAGACTGGTGTCAAAGACCTAATGATCTGTATCTACGAACTCCTTCACAAGAATCAGGACAAGAAGAGAATGATCATGTTGCGTAATGAGTGGATACCTGTCCGACCAGATGTGTGGCGTGACAAGTACGACTGCACTGTAAGTGTTGCGCTAGGCAGTGGTAATAAAGATCAGCAGATGATGCATCTATCTCAGATGTTACAGTTCGCCGGAGAAGCTATGAAAGGTGGTCTACCCATAGTCTCTATACAGAATATGTACAACCTTGGTGCATCACTTGTAAAGGCTATGGGGTTCCAGAATGTCGATGATTACCTAACAGACCCATCGCAGTTGCCACCAGAGCAGGAGCAGCAAGACCCCGGTGAACAGGCGAAGCTGATAGAGGCGCAAGTAAAGCAGGAAGAGTTGAAGATAAAGGCCGCAGAGGTTCAGATCAAGGCCCAGAAGATTCAGCAGGAGTATGAGAAACTTGCGGTAGATACACAACTCAAACAACAGGAAATTAATATTGAGCGTGAGCAGAAACGCGCTGTAGCTATAGGCAGAACATGACACCAGAAGAACGGGAGCGTAGAGCGCACTCCCTGATAGAAGACCCGCTCTTAAAAGAAGCATTTGATACACTGAAAGAAGATTTAATGAATCGCTGGCAACACAGTGGTTCAACAGATTTGGAGGCCAGAGAATCTATCTGGCTTGCAATGCGACTGCTTGACAGAATCCATGGGCATATAAACTCCATAGTAGAAACTGGACACATGGCCAAGGTGATGGAAAAGCAACACCCATATATCTGATAGAGGAATTTAATTATGGCGGATACGCAAGAAGCCCCGCAACCAGCGGCTACACAGCCGTTACCACAGCTACCCGGAAGCGTTCGGGAAGCACAAGAAGCATTACTCGGCTTGATGGAGTCCGAAGAGGAAAAGCCGGAAACCGAGGAAGCACAACCTACCGAGGAAGAAGAGTCTCAACCAGAAACGGAAGACGAATCATTTGAGGAGGAATCTGAGGAGGAAGCCGAGGAAGAAGTAGAAGAGTCTGAGGAAGAATCTGAGGAGCCGGAAGGTGAAGAGGAAGAGGAACTGTATGCTGTCACCGTAAATGGTGAAGAGGTAGCAGTCAGCCTTGACGAACTTCTTAGCGGCTATAGCCGACAATCCGATTACACTCGAAAGACGCAGGAAATTGCTAGTGATCGAAAGGAAATAGAGTCACTTCAACAGAAGTATAACTCTGAAATGGCGACCATTCAGCAAGAGCGTCAGCATTACATGGAAGCCTTACAAGGTATAATCACAAATTCAGCAGAAGGATTAACTAAATATTCTGAAGTTGATTGGGAAAACCTAAAGGAAACAGACCCGATAGATTATGTTACAAAGAGAGAAGAATTAAGACAATCTCAGGAAAAGGTTCAGGCTCTGCAACGTGAGCAGCATAATACACAGCAGAGATACCAGCAAGAAGCGCAGAATATGAGAGCGCAGATTGTTCAAGAGGAGTATGGTAAGCTGGTAGACAAACTGCCAGAGTGGGGTGACGAAGATAAGCAGAAAGAAATTGCGTCTAGCGTACGATCCTATGCATCTACTCAAGGTTTCACTGAGGAAGAATTAAATTCTCTTGTTGACCATAGATCATTACTTGTTTTAATGAAAGCTCAGAAGTATGATCAATTACAGAAGTCCGATGTAAAATCAAAGAAGCTAAAAAATAAACCCAAAATGATTAGGTCTGGTAAAGGAAAATCTAGTTCGGAAGATACAAAATCCAAACGTACTGCACAAATGAAGCGTCTAAAACAGTCAGGCCATATTAAAGATGCGTCTGCATTGTTTGAAGACTTTGTTGAAATATAACTAAGGGAGAACTATAGATGGCAGTTCCTACAAATACTAGGTTGACTTTTAGTGCCGTGGGCATAAGAGAAGACCTAAGCAATATTATCTATAATATCGCCCCAACTGAAACACCCTTCTTGAGTGGTTGTGGTCGAGAGACTGCTGATAACACTTTCTTTGAGTGGCAGACAGACGATCTTACAGCGGCGGCTGCATCGCGTTCGCTGGAAGGTAACGATCCAGAATCGTTGGCTGTTGCGGAACCGACTCGCGTTGGTAACTACACTCAGATCAGTGTGAAAGCTGTTCAGACTTCAGGTACTGCGGAAGCAGTGGATTTCGCCGGACGGCGCAGTTCGCAAGCGTATCAGTTGGCCAAGCGTGCTAAAGAAATGAAGCGCGATATGGAAAAGATGTTAATGGATAACGTAGCTCGTAATGCTGGCGCGGCTGGCACTGCAAGAGTTACGGCGGGATTGGGCGCATGGGTTGCGTCTAATTATCACACACTGGGCGGCGCACCTTCCCCACCGGGATTGGGTTCGGCTTCTTCAGGTAATGGTACTGATACCGCATCTGACGCTACCTCAACGGGTACGCTGACGGAAGCTGGTATGAAAACCGTTATCAAGGAATGCTTTGACAATGGCGGCACACCGGATACGATCCTTGTTGGTTCATCGAACAAACAGGTCATTTCGGCTCTTTCACAGACTGTATCAAGTCTGCGAACCGCTGCTGATAAAGCGGCCCCTGCTTCAGTTGTGGCTTCAGTTGACGTTTATGTATCCGATTTTGGGACGTTCAAAATAATCCCAGATCGGTTCCAGCGTGCCAGAGATTGTTGGTTTATCGACTTCGATTTCTGGGCTGTTGCCTATCTACGTCCTTTCCGTACGGAAACTCTTGCCAAAACTGGTGATAGCATCAAACAGATGCTCATCGCTGAGTATGGCCTGATGTCTAAGAACCAGAAAGCAAACGGTTTCTTAGCTGACGTTTAAGATGTAAAGGTGGGGGCTTAACCGCCCCCACTTGCTTATGCTTAGTAACATAGAAGATTATTTATTTCATAAAAAGGAATTCCTAGATAAAGACTTTTGTAAGTCTGCTTTAGAAATTTTACAGGGTAGTCAGTGGGAACAGCACGACTTCACTGGTTATGAAACAAATGATCCAGAGCATGGTTTTGGATGGCAGAGAGAGGTTAAGTCTTCCCCTTCTGGTAATGCAGAACCTGAGTTTTTAGGGCATACTGGCCCCGGCTGGGGTGAAGAACAGGCTAAGACTAATAATATTATTATTAGAAAACTTCAGAGTGCTTTAACAGACTATGTAAGAAGTTTCGGGTATAAGTGGTTTGATGGTTGGAATGGATACTCTATTGTAAAGTTTATTCGGTACAATGAAGGCCACCAAATGGCAGAACATTGCGATCATATAAGTTCTTTGTTTGATGGTCAGATCAAGGGAATTCCAATGCTTTCCGTTGTTGGCCAGTTGAATGAAGACTTTAAAGGTGGTGAGTTTGTAATGTGGGGTGATAAGATTATAGAGTTTGAGGCCGGAGATTTAATTATATTCCCCTCTAACTTTATGTATCCACATAGAGTTAATCCTGTTAGTAAGGGTACTAGATATAGTTATGTCTCTTGGGCCTACTAATTTTAAGATAGTAAGAGGTTTGCTTGACGGGGAATTGTTAGATTTTCTAGGAGTATATGCTTTTAATAAAGCCACTCTTCCAGACGCTATCCCCACAAAGGAGACTCATGGATTTGTAGATGATCAGATTCCAGATACTCCATCTTGGCATGATGATCTGGCTATGAAAAATCTATTGTGTTATCTATCTCCAGATATTGAAGAGTATATTGGGGAAAGTCTTATCCCTACTTATTCTTATCTAAGAGTTTACAAGAAGGGAGATGAGTTAAAAAGGCATATAGACAGACACAGTTGTGAGTATAGTGTTACGTTGACTTTAATGCGTGATTCCGGTGATGATATATGGCCTATATATTTAGAAACGGATAAGCAATATAAGGTTGAGTTGGAAGCTGGTGATGGCCTTGTTTACAAGGGAATAGAGAGTCCCCATTGGAGGGATAAGTTTAACGGAGAGCGATTGGCTCAAGTATTTTTACATTATGTAAGGAGGCCGTAAAATGGCTAAAGGTATTGCAAAAAGTATGCCTTGGGATAAGATAGAAACTAAGGATGTTCGCAGGTCTTCTTTCTCAGGGTTAGACAGAAGGGGCGGAAATGCTGCCGCTAGTATTGAGGGTGTTATTAGCAAGATGGGTAATGGCACTGGTAATGTTAAGGGTCTGGATAATCAGAAAGAGAAAGGCTAATGAGCAGAAAAAGTCAAGTAAGTAATCAAAATCTAAGAGAACCTTTGCATAGGGGCGGAAGTTCCGATCTTGATAAAGAGATAGATCGTTTGATGGGTGCTAAATCTTCTCCTATACATGATCCTGGCAACAGTGTAATTCCTCCGGCAAATGCTCCAATGCCTAAAGAATGGAAAGAACTTTCTGGCAAGAGGGGTAATGCGTAACTAAGATATGTTTGTATATGCTCAGACCCCTACCATTGTGGTTGTGGACGGGGTTGTTTCACCAGAAGAGTGTGAAGCAATTATAGACCATACTAAAGATAAGTTGGAAAGAAGCACTGTTGCATCTGAAGGCGGACACGAAGAAGATTTTGCGAGAACATCTACTGGTGGGTTTTTCCCCCATAGCGATTTTCCAGAAGTGTGTTCGAGAGTCTCTGATATAGCCGGAGTTCCGTTGGACAGGGCAGAGCCTATGAATGTGCTTAGGTATACCAGCGATCAGGAATATAAGCCTCATTACGATACCCTTGGAGAAGAGTACGTCGAAGATGGTGGGCAGAGGATACTAACGGGCTTAGTTTATTTAAACAATGCTGTAGGCGGAGGAACAGCTTTTCCTAAATTGAACATGATATTTGGTTCAGTTGGTGGAAGACTGCTTTTATTTGAGAATGTGGATAAAGATATGCAGCCGCATGATTTATCTTTGCATCAAGGTATGCCGCCACATGAAGGAGAAAAGTGGGTATTTACATTATGGTTCCGAGAAAAGAACTTAGAGATATAGCGGATCAGTTTGAGGGAAGGAAGGAAAAGCCTTCCAAACAAAATACTGCTCCTCGAAAGACAACGAAAGAACATCTTTCAGACTTTGCAGATAACCCACTAAAGAAAATAGGTGGGAAGGGGTTTTTAGTTGGCTGATAAAAAATTATTCGATGTTGCCCCGTTTAGGCACACAGAATGGATTGATGAACCAGATAACA